AACATATCATCTTGTGTTGCTTTGTTACCAATAGTTGTTTCTGTTCCAAAAAATACTAAGTGACGATCGGGTGTTGATACTAACATATCACGTGACGCTGTTGGTGCACCAGATATAATTGTAGCTCTAGTGCCTGTAGCGTTAACTGCATCTCCATCCCATTTAAAACATTCTCCGTTATGGATTAAAGCAATAAGTGTTGTTCCTAAATTATCCAAGGACCATAGACCTGGATCAATTACTGAATCGGTGTTAGCTGCAGGTGATCCCCAACCTGTAAAAGATGAAGTGTTAGTTACGGTTGCCCCATTACTGTGCGCAGCTCTTGTTGAACCTCGCGCAGCTCTTGTTATACCAGTTAATTTACTGCCTGTAATTCCTGTGTAAGATATTTCTTCTGAACCTACTTGAATAAAGTTTGTACCAGAACTTGGAAAACCTGTCGTACTAGCTAATGTAATTTCTGTAGCTGAACTATTGTTACCATTAGTATTATCTCCTAGTGCACCGTTTAATGTAGTTGTCAATGCACCTAAAATGTTACCACCCCACAATGATATTCCCCAACCAAACGCACCTAGTTGTTCTGCTGGTCCTACGTGATAGTATTGAAAATATGTTATACCACCAGATGTTGTTGCACCTGATCCTGTTTCATTACTAGGCATTGTAATAGTAATTGTAGAAGTAGTTGGTACACTTGTTATCATAAATTTTTATCAGCAAAATCTGAGGCACTAAAATTAGAATTTGTAATAGCACTAAACGTACTAGCATCACCAAATAAAATAATATCTTGTGGTTGAAAATTGTGTGAACCACCAAATGTAAGTGTTACAGTTGGAGATCCGTTAGTTGTGCTAAATGCACTTGTAATAGCTGTACCCGATGGATTAGTTAGTGGATGTATATCATAGTAAACACCACCAGAATATATGTATAAAATTTTGTTAGTTCCTATAGCTGCAAATTTAGTTGATGATTTGTTTACAAAATGATGCAAACCTCTAGCAGCACCTGTAAGCTTTGATTCACCTAATTGATTCCAACCACCTATTTTTTCTGGTGTACCATATCTAAAACGTACATTTTCTCCATCTATCCATTGCGACTCAGCACCTGTTGATGTAACTTGTTTATTAAACCCTGGTAAAAACCCTAATTTTTGTAACATATAAATCCATTATAATACTATTTTACAAATCCAGGTAGACCTAACATAGGTCTTCCATCAAATTTGTTTTTCTCAGCAAATGGGCCATTTACATGATTATAATGTAGAAATACTTGACCGCATATGTCCTTGTCAAAAGGCTCTCGCCAATGTTCAAGTTCACATCCACTATATACTAGCATATCTCCTACTTCAAGCAAGACTTTAGTACCTTTATCCGTAGTAGGATGGTATTTTTGTATTTTGTTAATTCCTAATTTTGGGCCAGAAACATTTCCTGCTTCTGGGTTTGGGTTAATAAATATAGGCCAAGGGTCACCACCTAGATTAAGTGTGCATGATATCTCACAACTTTCTCTGTCTTTGTGTCTTTTTAATTCATCACCTTTTTTATATATTCTTGCATAGGAATAAGTAGGACATAGATTTAGTCCGGTTTCTTTTTGCATTACGGGTAATACTTTAACTAATAACGTTTCCATTACTGGATCAGAATAACAAGAAAAAGTATTAGGTATTTGTGGGTCCACCCAAGTACCTAACATACCATTGTCATAAATAATGTTATTATCATACATCCATTTAACTGAATCTCTTTTAAGAAGAAAATAGTTAAATACAAAATTAGCTAACTCGTAGCTAATTGCATTCTTAATTAATTGATATTTATTAAAAACCATGTTGTATAAAATTAAAACTTACTGATATTCTTATATCATTTGATTTGTTAGGTGTAACATTGTGCCAAAGGTAATATGGAAATATTATAATTCTACCTTCAACAGGTTCTAAATACACTTCTCTCCATAGTTCTTTTGGTAGTTTACCTTCTTTTCTTATTGGCATATTTAATTGTGCCCCTGCTCTTGGTTCATCACAACATAAATTACCAGAATTTTTTGGAGCTTTTATATAATACACACCGCTAAATAAACTATTAGGATGTATGTGTGGAACGTTGTATCCACCTGGGGGATTTATGTTTGCCCACATATTACCTAGTATAGGTTCTCTATCTAACCATTCTTCTTTCCATATGTCATTCATCATCAAAAACAATTCATTAACTAAAGGTTGAAAAACAGGCAGTTCATGCATTTCAGTTGTAGAGTGCCAACCGTTTTTGTTTGTTTTTTGAAGTCCTGGGTCTTTCTTAGACCATTCTACAATTTCGTTGGTAAAAAGTTGATTGTCTAATTTAATATCTTTAGCATATATAGTTGTTGGAAAAAATTGTTCTTTGATCATCTAAATGATTTTCCTCCAAACCAACAAACTAAAGATTGTCTTATACCTCTAGTTACTGGATTAACTTTATGATTTAAAAACGATGCAAATATAATAGCGTGTCCTTGTTTTAAACTTGCAGATTTACCAGGAGCCATTAATTCTAATTCTCCACCTTCAAATTCTGACGGATCATTTAACAAAAGAGTCATTGATATTTTTCTAACAGGTGGCTCATGTTGCATGTTTACATCACAATCCATATGCCAATCATAGAACCCTCCTTCAGGATATTCTGTAAACTGTGCTTGTTCTGTTATTTGTATGTCACCAAAACCAAAATGATTTTCATTTGCTTTCTGTATAAAGTTATTAAGGTCTACATACATATGTGACATTTCTTTAAATGGTATCCAACTAATTGTTGTAATTCTTTTGTTTGTATGGGTTCCACCACCTGGTTTATTCATTCCCACTTGTCCTTGTTGTGGTTTCTGTGCTCTACCTGATGCAATAATTTGTCTGCATTGATCTGGTGTAAACAATGGTGTTGTTGTATGAACTATCCAACTTTTCCATTTCGGTTCTGTAATCTGTCTGTTTTCGTACATTATTGTACTCCTCTATTTTTTATTGAACTGTAGTCAACATCCATATTTGCAGCAAGCGTTCTTCTATACCCAGGACCATTAAAAGGATATACACAGTGTCTCATATCGTATGGAAATATAAAAAAATCTCCTTCTTTTAATATTGGTTCATAATCTACATTAGCAAACTGACCGTTGGTTGAACCTAAAATTTGAAGTTTACCATTTTGTGGTGAGTCTGCTGCTGAATATTCTACGCCATAAGACTCTGGTAATTTTAAAACCATAACACTAGATAGACCTGTTGATATTGATCCTTGATGCACGTGTACTGGATTGTATTCATGCTCAAACATAGTGTTAACCCATACAGAATTTAAATTCATATTATATTCTCTTACTCTATTCCAATCTAAATAATGTTTAAATTTTTCATTAAACCAATATAATATATTTCTTGGTAAATGATTATGTCTAGTCATTTTAGAAGTATCTTCACCACTATAAAATAGACTATGTTCTTTTTCAATTTTACCAACAAGTTGTTTATTAGCAGGTTTTAATTCAGTGTATTTAGTTTCATAAATATTATTAATAGTATTATATATATCAAGAGGTACTTTATATTTTAATACCGCTTGACCTAAAAATATAAAATCAAAATTATTTTTCGGTGGCTCCAAGGTCATTGGTCAATTGTTCTTTCTTATTGTAAATCATTTCTCCTGATTTTTTAACTCTTTCTATTGTTTGTAACTGTCCAAGCACATTAAATACTTCTGGCTGAGATGATCCTTGAGTCAATGTCTCTGCTTTGTTTTTCATAATTTGATGGTAAGATTCTAGTTGATGTCTGTTAACGTCTTTATCATCAAATGAACCATCATTAAATTCTTTTTTAAGAGTTGACTATAGTTTAATTTCTCTCATTCTGTCTTTAGCAGTAAGTTGCATGTTGGCTAAACCATATCTTTTTTCATCTATATCTATTTGAAGTAATTCTCTTTTTAAAGGATCTTCTTCTGTCTTTAATTTTTCTTGTAATCTTTTTAATCTAACTTCATTACGTCTACAATCAAAAGACAAAGTCATTAAATTTTCTAAAAATACATTTTGTTCTCTGACACACTGCCAATACTTAGAAGCTTTTGTTGGATATTTTGCATCTTGTAAAACAGACATTCTCATTTCTGTTTCTGTTCTAAAGACTTGTTTTTTAGTCCAAGTATCTCTTAACTCGGATGTCATTTCTTTAAATTCTTTTACATCATTTGGATCTAATAAATTATTTAAGCTAGGCGCTTCTTTTTCTATTAATGCATGTATATTTCTTTTTTCTGTCATTTTATTCCTTTCATTGAATAACCTTAATATAGCTATTTAAACTAATATGTAAAGACTAACTTGAAGATATTGTTGCAGTTCCAAATGGAATAGTAAATTCTTCTACAGAACTATTACCGTATGTTGATCCAGCTATTAATGCATTACTTGTAATTCCTGATCCACCACCACTTTCTCTAGCCCTAGCCATAGAAGGTTGTGTAGCCCAACTTGTGCCATTATATAATTCTACTGTAGTTGAACTTCCTCCTCCAAATACATATGCTGATGAAGTATTTGAACCTCCTGCTGCTCCATACTGTCTATTATTATTTAAACTAGATGGGATTCCAGTCCAAGATGAACCATTCCAAGATGCTGTTGTTCCATTAGCACCTGAAACACCTAAAGTTGCCGCTTGTGTTCCAATTGCATATACAGAATTTGCTCCGCTAGGAAAACTTGTTTTTGTCGTCCAACTAGATCCATTGAAATGTTCGTGTACAGCTTGGTTTGGACCTCCACCTATTGCAACAGCTGCTGTTTGTGGGCCAGCTCCAGTAGAATAAGCATATTGTCTAGCATTATTTAAATTTCCACTCGCTGTCCAAGATGAACCATTAAATATATTTGTTACACTTGCTGCACCACCTGGGGGATTATAACCTCCCCACATTATAGCAGTTGTATGTCCTACTCCTGCTTGTCCTGTATTGTTAACTGATGTAGGAATAGTTCCATCTCCTGTCCAAGAAGTACCATTATAATGATGTGAAGTTCTAGGCCAAGTAGGAGTTCCACCTCCATTGTCTCCACCCCACTGCATAGCATCTGTATTATTACCAGCCATACTTGATCCTGAAAGTCCTGCTGGAGCGGATCCACCAGACGACCATACGCCTGTACCCGCAATACCTTGAGCACGTATAGAACTTGAATTATACCATACCTCACCATTTTCTGGACTAGGGGGATCTGCTGTTAGAAACCTAACTTTTAATCCATTAATTACATTGTAACTACTCATTATAAATTCCTAAGGTAATGTTGTTGGAACTGGTCTAGAACCGTTAGCTAAACTTCTTTCCTCTGATGATTCAAAATCCAAAGCATCCCAAGCTGCTTGAGCTGCAGTTATTTCTGCATCAACAATAGCTTGTGCTTCTTCTTTTGTTTTTATAACAGCATTTTTGCTAGCTAACCACAAAGCACCTTTTTCATTATTACCAACAACCCACACGTCTCCAATGTGACTTTCAAGAAAAAAATCTAATCTATTTTGACGAGTAAAAAAATCTTTACCTGTATTTGTAGCTGTTCCGTATATAAATAGTGACATATTTTTTATCCCTTTGTTATTAATCTTATATTATAAATTTTTTTCATTATCAACTTGTTGTTACTGTTTTTATACCAGCTGCGTTTGTCCATTCTTCTGTTTTATTACTATTACTTGGACCAGGTGTTTGTCCTCCAGCCATAAAAGCTAAAGATGATGTTGAAGCATTTTTACCTGATGCACCTCCGCCTCTTGGAGTAGCTAAATCAGCTACGTTTGTCCAAGCTGAACCATCATATAAAGCAGCTGTAGTTCCTCCAAAACCACTAGAACCTCCTCCATAGTATAAAGCTGAAGTTTGTATACCACTAGAACTTCTTGCATAACCTGCAGTAGGTACCGCTGTTTGAGAAGTCCACGAACTACCATTATATTCTTCTACAACAGCACTTGAAGGTTGATCACCTACAATTACGGCAGCAGTTGTGATTCCAGTCATAGCTTGACTTACTTCTTTTCTTGCCTCATTCAAACTATGTCCAGTAGAAGTCCATGAACTGCCATTATAAGTTTGTGTGCCAGTATTTCCTTGACCACCTGCATATAAACCTGCAGTTTGTGTTCCACATCCACCACCACCATTTCTAGCGTTGGGGTTATTATTAGTAGTAGTCCAGTTAGATCCATCGTATTCAGCAGTAACTGTGTTAACCGAGGGACCTAAATCTCCACCTGTCATAAAAAAAGAAGTTTGAGTTCCTCCACCTGATGAATTATAAACTGCAAAAGGTGCGTTAGTTACAGATGTCCAAGATGAACCATTGTATTCTTCTGTGTCAGCACTAAAACCTGTTGAGTATCCATTAACCATTAATCCTGCAGTTTGAGTTCCACCACCATTTGTATATCTTCTTGCAGTATTTACAGCACCACCAGATGCCCATGCTCCTACTTGAAGACCAATTTTAAAAGTATTACTACTTGTATTATACCAAATTTCACCATCAGCATAAGCTGCAGTAGGATCACTTGATACTGATCTTACATATTTTCCAATTAAAGCTTTATAAGTACTCATAATTTTAAGACGTTGTGATTGTTACAGTAGCTGAATTATTTCTACCCCTTAATTTTTGTGAAACTGAATTATACCAAATTTGTCCTTCTTTAGGATTAGCTGGATCACCTGCATAAGACTTGATGGCAAATCCTTGAATATTTCTATATAATGTCATTAAGCTCCTTAATTATTTTTTAAGAGCCAACCCTGAGTTCCATCTACATAGACCAATGTGTTAGCCGCTCTTTCTACTGAAACTGTTAAACTATCCGTAGATCCTGCAATTTTTTCTGAACCATTTGGATCAACTGTAAGTGCGTTAGAATCAAATGTTCCTGCATAATCTATAAAAGATACTTCGTCTCCAATACTTCCTGCAGGTAAGTCCATTTCTATAGCACCACTTGTTGTATTAATAAAATAACCTTCACCAGCAACAGCTGTAAAACCAGAAGTTTTTACTGCTTGCCATGATGTACCGCCAGAATTATCTACAAAAGATAATACTCCAGAACCATTAGTTGTTAAAATTTGATCTGCTGATCCGTCTGCCGCAGGAAAAGTTAAAGCATCAATAGTAACTGTTCCCGAACCTTTTGGTTGTATTGATACACCAATATTAGTATCACCACCAGTTGCAGTAAATGCTGGTTTGTTTCCTGTTGCTGCATTAGCATATGTTAATTCATTAACCGCTGAACCTGTTGCAGTTAGTTTAAATAATTCGTTTCCATTAGTATCTAAAATTGAAGTTCCAATTTTAGGTGATGTTAAAGTTTTGTTTGTTAAAGTTTGAGTGCCAGTTTCTGTTACTGTACCTGCTGTAGATAAAGGTATTTCAATAACTCCAGTATTAGTTGCAACACCATCAAGGTATATAGCTTTATATCCTTTGTCTGTTGCTGAAAAAGTAACTGTAGCTCCTGAACCAGAAGCTGCTTTTAACTGAACTGTGTATGCACCTGATGTGCTGTTTTTAATAAAATAAAAAGTTTCTGTAAGAAGAGGGAAT